CAGCCGGGTGCCTCGCCCAGCATCAGAAGCGCCGCCACAATGGGTGCGAACCACCAAGGAACAGAAAGCGCCGCACAGAAAATACCAGCGGACACCCCGGCCCAGATCAAAGCCCCCTCGGTGGATTTCCCCACCCCCAAGCCGCCGCCGCGCGGCATGCGATAGAGAATGGCGGACATTAGCACCGCCAACATGGTCAAAATCATTGGCTATTACTCCGTTACGGTTTCAGGAATAGCAGGACCCGCCGGATACCCGAGGGAACAATTGTATCCCTTGCAGGCATCCAGATCGGGCAGTGCATCAATCGCCGCATCATGCGCGGCCTGCTGGTCGAAACAGGCGGCAACCATCACGTTGACAGCTTCGCCCAACGCAATAATTTCCGCACTGGTCAGAAGCGGATAGGAATTGTCGCGGAACCGCCAATTGCGTCCGTCAGGCAGGCCACCCGCAAGAGCATTGAAGTAAACGGCCATCAGGAGCGACCGGCTTTCACTGTCGGTCTGGGCAATGTATGTCGTGCCACCAAGCTCGAACTCGACACCAGCATCCATGCGTTCAAATTTGCAATTCTTGGCCCGCTCTTTCAGCTTCGCCTTCGCTGCCTCAAGGCTGATCGGCTGCGTGGTGTATTGCAGCGTCGCCGTCATGGTTTCCGGTTCTTCCGGATCGCCATCGATCACGACAGCCGGATTACCGATAACCGTCTGCCATTCTTGATCGGTCTTGGTGCCCTGATCAATCACCAGCACGAAGTTCTCCCGCAAATCCTCGACCGATGCCAAGGCGGCATTGGAATAGGTTTTGCCGGTCTCGGCCCTAAGCCCCATCGGGCTGCTGGCCGTGCGGACCAAAGCCCACTGATCGTCACAAATCGCATAAAGCGCAGTCATGGTCTGTCTCCTGAATTATCGCGCACGCGCGAATTTGCCGGGGGTTTGCGCAAAGATTGCATTCGCATACAGAACCCCGTTGAGGTTTTCCGTGCCCTCGGTATTACGGATCGTGATGCCGTTCGAAACGAAGTCTTGAAAGCCACTACCGGGCGGTGTTTCCGTCGCACTGGAAGACCACGCCAATTGGATATCCACCGGGTTGCCGGGGTTCTGATCGGTAGTGCGTATATTCCAGTGATACGTACCTGCTGTGTTTTTGATTTCGGCAAAGCGTGGCAAGAAATCGAGCGGGATGAACTTGCCATTCGGGTTGCCGTTGCCGACATGTGCAGGGAAGGCCGAGAACTGTGCTACAGCCCGCCATAGGTAAACACGGTAGCGTGCGCCATTGGTCGGAAACTTGACGGTGGCACTCGCGGCATCGGAGCCGAACCACCCCACGCTCGTTTGCGCAGCCCCATCGGATGACAGGATCAGATATTTATCGGAACCAAGGGCGGCACGATGGAAAACACGAACAGGCCCACCATCCAAAGGCACAACCCATGCACGGTCAATCAAACCACCGGCAAGGTGTGTGAAGCTAGTCGGCGCACCGCCCGCATCTGAAATGACGTCCACGAAATCAAACCCGGCTTTCGGGCTGGCCCGCCAGAAGGTCGCAATGCGGTTGCCCGCATACTCGGCTGCGGCCCCGAATGTCGGCCCGGTTGGCGTCCATGTGACACCGTTTGAACCCTCGCTGATTTCCAACCCGGAAACGTCCGGTGCCCACGCCTTGCCATCGCCCAACAAGGTATCGCAGGCCCGCCAACTTGCGGTGCTGTCACGGTCCTTAACCGTCATCAGGGTTTTATGAACCAGCGGGTTCCACGGCAAGGGCGTAGTATCGCCGACCTTGCGGACGGTGACATAATCATCCGGGTTCAGAATGGCCGGGCATGGCATACCCGATGTGGATAACGTCCGAAAGCCATCCGGCACCGGATAGTCAAAGGCGAACTGACCGAAATTGACCTTTGCTTTGATCGCACCGCTTGCCGAACTGTCCTGCACAGACGCCCGCAATCCGTCAAGCCAGTCTGCCGGGATGGTAAAGGCCGGATCGGTACCAGCCACCGGATCACCGGAAATCCAGACCCCGTTTTTGGCAAACCAGCAATCCCCGGTTTCCCGGTCAATCGCAACCGAGACAACATCATCAACAGTCCACGACGGATACCCACTGTCGGTGCCCCATGGATTGGCAACAAGATTGCCATTAGAATGATAGTGGAAAAGCCCATTGGCAGCCCCATTAGCTTCGTTAACAGCCACAGAACGATGTGCGAAACCGATAGCTGGAACAATGGTGCTGGGTGAGAATGGTGCGCCAGTCTCGACCAGAACCTCCCAGTAGTATTTTCCAGCCGGGATTAGCATGGATGCGGCAATATGCCCTTCACCCGGATTATGCGCGGGCTGCCACGCTGTGTTACCTTCCGACAAAATCCTCCCGGCTGGCGTGGGCGCATCCAGCGGGTTGCCAACGGCGAAATTGTTCGTCGGGGTATCCGTGAACTGATTATCGTCCGTCAGGCCAACGGCTGTGAAATGGTTGCCATTGCCAGAAACGTCTTTTCCAAGGTCCAGCGCATCACCGAAATCGAGGTGGCAACCGTTGGCTCCATAAACAGCCGCACCAAGCCCCTTGCCGTAAAAGGCTTTAGGCACCCAATCCCCATCAGAATTGAAGTAGCCGAAATCGGAAGCGGATACGGCATCGACAGCATCACCCGTAATCGCGATAAACTCTGAGACATAGACGCTTTGGTTCGCATCAATCAGGGAACCGCTTGAATTCAAATTTGCGCCGATAGCCTGCCAGTATTGCGGGTCAAGAAGCCGCAATGCTACGCCATCATCCATCAGGTTCGACGCGAGAGTGAATGTGACCCCGTTCGCCGTGAAAGCTGCACGGTCAGCAAGTGCGGTTCCAGGCGTTACGTTCGCCTTGATCAGGTAGTGGCCCCAACCTGCCGGGTCACGATGCGATGGTGCAATTGATGCTGTATTGGTGGTGCCGCCATCACCCCGCCCGATGTTGTTTGACATGACCCATTGTGAAGCGGCAGGGGAAAGCCCTGCGGTGAGAAACGGCCCGACAGAACCGCCGACAGAAACAGTTTTGGCCCACACCGAAATTGCGATTTTATAGATCGGCGATGCGGTGCCGGGCGCGCGACGCAAATAGGCAGGTGTCGCCGATGAAGCATTAAACAGGCAGGCAAAATCAATCGGATCGCCGGGATCGCCACAGCCGATGGCAGGCGGCGGGTTGTCAAAAAGGATCGACATTGATCACGCCTCCGCCCGCTGGGTGATATGCACGTCAATCACGGCACCGGAAAATTCCATATGGATCAGGTTGACCGCGTTCGGCTCACTGCTGATCGCACCGTTGTTGATGCGGAATTCCGGGCCCCACGCAATCCCGTGATTGCCGATGGCATCCATTGTCAGTTCCAGCCGCGCCGATCCACCGGCAGGCATCGGGTCCGGGGGCGTGATCGTCAGGGCCTCGGTCGCGGTCAGGGTGAAGCGGTTGCCAAGGGCCGGATCGAACGACACATCACCGGCAGCAACCGTTGCCGCGACCGGCGTGGTCCAGAAACCAGCACCAAGGGTCGCCGATACAGTGCGACGCAAGGCATCGCTCGTGCCATCCGTGACCGCCTGCTGGATCGCCTTGCGCAACTGCTGAAGGTCTGCCTCGGTCGCCGGTAGCGGATTTTCAACCGTGCCGAGGTAATAGTTGATCGTGTTGACGATCTCGCGCATCGAATGTTCGATTGATTCCGCAGGCGGGATTGATCCTTCAATGCCGTTTTCAGGCTGCGGATTGACATAAGGACGGTCCGGATCAGAAAGATTACCATTCACTGGCGGCTGATACTGCATCACTCACCTTCATAAGCCATGGTCAAAAAAGATTGGGCCGGCATGTACCGACCCAAGAGACATTCCAAATCTTCGGCTCGCGATATTCGCGCAAGCGGGTCCTGCCCCAATGTCGAGACACCCACCCGGAACCACGTCACGCGCGGACCCAGCACCCGCATGCGCCACCACGCCCGCATATCAGCAGTCGCGCCGAGCATGTCATAACGAACGCTGTCATCGTTGCCAGATGTGTTCGCACCGCCCACCTGGCTTATGCCAACCATGAACGGACGATATTCGACAATTGCGGTCTGATATCCGAGGGTTTCGGCAAGCCCGATAAAGTACCCGGGCCGTTGCCCCCCACGCGCCCGATAGCGTGTCAGAACCGCCGCGCGACGATCCTCAATCGGCAAACCTGCCGTTTGAAAACAACAATCGGGCAGGCCGACCTGCGTTTCGTGATCTGCCAGCATTTCGATGGCGCGCGCAGGCTGGCTTTCAATGACCAAGCGGTCAGCGGCCAGATCAACTTCAACCCATGTCGAACACTTGGCACGCAGGAAATCCCGGCCAACCCCGTCATAATCACGAAACCCCTGCCACGCCGCACCGGGCGGCATGGCAGACGCAACAATGTCCACATAGGCGTCAAGCCGTTCATCAAGCATAATTGACCACCCCGAGGACCGGAATCTGCCCGATCGTATGTTCAACATCATCGGCTGGCACTGTAACCTTGTGGCGGCTTTCACCGGCAGCAACTGCAATTGCCTCGGTGATCCAGCTTCGGCTCAAGGTCACCCCCGGCTCACCCCGCCGATAAAGCATGTCGCCAAGTTCGGCGTTGATCGAGGACCGAACCGCTGGCGTATCGGGGTTAAGACCCGTTATTGTAATACCCAGCGCTTTGGGAATAGGTGCCACAACATACACATCGGCATTCAATGGACGCCGCGCATCAATGTAGGATTGCACCAGCGCCACATCCGCCGCAGTCGGAATGCCCCCATTGGATGCGCGCAAAACATCCATCATGAAGCGAACCGTGACCGTCCCCATGCCCATTTCGCGGCGCGTTACCCAAACACGGGTTACACCGGGGACTTCCTTCGCCCATTTCTCATAATCACTCTGACTGCCACCATGCGGCGGCTGGGCTATTTCGTCGAGAATTCGCCCACGATAGTGCTCGGCAATACCCGGGCGACCGTCCTTCTCCTTGTCCGCACCACCCGCGAAACCACCTGCCTCGACAATTGCGACCGGGTCGACACCATCAACCGGCGACGTCAGCGTAAGGCTTGTGCCAGCGGCAAGGTTTCCCGATGCGCCCGGGACAGAAGCCTTTACATTGGCGACCGCCTGACCGACTTCATCCAGAACCACACCGGCAATCACCTTGAACTCGACACCAGCCGAATCCCGAAGCACCTGATTGGCGTCAATACCCGCCCCGGCCACGCCAGAAAAAGCGATCGCACCGCTCGCACGCGAAGCCGGGATGCGCTTCACATCATATGTAAAGCCGTGACCGTCAAGATTGTCACCAACCGCCCATAGAACCATCGTCTGTGAGGCGGTATGATCAAGGTAACCATATGCACCATTTGCGAGCATGCCGTCGATATAGGGCATAACCGCAATCGGCCCCTGACCGAGCGTCACACCCTGCCCCAGTCGCGCCTCGTAATGTGCCCCGGACTGACCGCGCAGGGCTTCAAAGGTCGGAACATCAAACCCGGTCAACTTGCTCATGAATTTCGATCCATCCAATCCCAAAGGTCAGCAAAACGCCGCTCGAAAATCTGCCCGGCGGGCCGCTTTATGAGCGCATGACCTGAAATCACCCAACGCCCCGCCGCGCGATCGCGAACCGCGTCAAACGTCGCGGACTGCGCTACACCTAATTGCGTCAGCCATTGCAAGGCCTCCGTCCCGTATTCGCGCACACGCGCGACCGTTTCGCTTGTGATGATCTCGCGATCCAGAAGCCACAGGCGCGAGCCCATCCTGACCCCACCAACGGCGGGCCAAGCCTCCCCCCAAAAGCCCCGGCGATCAGACCCATCGGGCAAAGCATCATCCTCGCGCGCGCGCCGGTCCGTAAAAAGCGACGCGGTTACCGCCGTCTCCAATCCATGATCTGTCTGGAGCGACGGCATTTGACCGCCAATCAAGGACAGATCAAACCGGCGACGTTCCGCGTCATAGCGGAGCGCCATGTCGGTGTATAAATTCGACATTCTTACATCCCCTGATTTGGCGGGTCGGTAGGGCCGTTATTATCGTTTTCAGGGTGTTCATGGCCGTTATAGACTTCACGCATACCGGCAACGGTTCGCGTGTTGCCAGACCCCGCCTGATCGGTGATATCGCCGCCAACGGTAGCTTGACCGACCACCTCAAGGTTGCCGCCGATCTTTACATTGCCGGTGAATTCAACATCCGGGCAATTGACCAGCACCTTTGTCGCAATCAGCGCATCAAGGAAATCCGCCCCGTCAATGACGATTTTTTTGCCGCGTTTCAGTGTTATCCGCTGTCCCTGATCATCATAGATACTGACCTCACCCGGAATTACAGCCCCGGACTTCGCCCGATGGCGGCGGTCCATGGGCGGGATCGCAACCGCAAGGTTTCGTTCCAACTGAAACACAATGGTTTCAGCGCCGCGCCCATTGGCATCAACCGGAAGCGGAATATGGCTAAAACCATACCCCTCAAACACCACAACACCATCGAGCGTATCGCCTGAACGCCCCGCCAATTGCGCGGAAATTGCCCCGCCCTGACTGGTCGACTTGGCGTAACGAACCACTGCCCGGAAGATCATATTTTCCACGCGACGCGAGAGACGCTGAAACAAGCCATCTGACATTGCCCTACCCCCTTACAGCGCGACGAAGGGCCGCGTATTGCGCATCACCATCAGCCTTTGCAAAGATCGGCTTGGGCACCCACGCGGCGGGCGGCTCGACCGACAGGGAGGTGCGATAACCGCCCTTGTCTTCATCAAGCGTCAGCCCGACAGAAACGATCAGCATTTCCTCGGCGATCTTGTTTTTCTGATCTTCGACGGCAACCAGCAACCCGGGGCGCCAGATATCCCCGCCCGGGACCTGTTGCCAGCCCTCGCACTGATAGGTGATGGCGGTTGATTTACCGATCCGGCGTGCCATTTCCCAATTAACACGCTGGCGAAGCTGATCGGACGACCCTGCCCCATCGCTTGTCAGGACCTTGGGTCGATACCGACGAACCGCGTCATCGACCGCCGCGGCCTCGGACTGGGCGGCGGCAATACCAAAATCATCATCACTTGTTTGCCCCTGCGACCGCATGATCAGCTTCGAATGCCGATTGGCTTTGGTCAGTTTGGCCGACAGCTCGACAATATTGTTATCGCTTTGAAGCTGACCGGACCCCGTATATCGATAGCGAAGATCCGTTTGCGCTCTCGCGAACCCCGGACGACCAAGAACGATATCGCCGGAACCCACCGACCATGCCATCAGGCCTCGTTCCCGGCATATCCGGTCGATCACCTGCCCGACTTCCTCGCCTTGTTCGATCTTGATCCGGTCAAACCGATCACCGACATCGACCAACGCCGACACCGCGATACCAAATGGATTGCAAAGATCGACACAAGCCTCAAGCAGTGAAAGGTTATGATACTCCCCACCCGGCACGATCGCCGAACAATCGACCAGATCACCCGCCTTTGATCGCCCGCTCAGTCGCGTTCCTTCCTGATCGGGCACAGTCGAATTGTCGACTTCCTCAAGCCAACCCGTAAGCAATTCATGATCCCCAAACCGCGCCTTTACAGCCATATCTTCGCCGTGATCCGGCGTGAAGTCCGGGGTAGTCAAGGCAAAGGAATTGGCGATATCGCTGATCGAAAAATTGAACGAGCATTTCTGCCAGTCATCGTAAATCTTGCCATCCAGCTCGACTTCAGGTGCATCAATCATCAAGAACCTCAATCGGCGCCCAAGACGCGACCATATTCGGATGCGCAATACCGTTGCGCTTAACGATTTCAGGTGCACGGCGCGCATCACCATAAAGGCGATGGGCCGTCACAACCGACGCCTCGGTTAACCAAGGCATGTCGCTGATCGTCTTAGCCTTGCCCGCCCCGGCTTCGCGCGTGTAATCAACCACAGACGTTCGAACCGACGACAGGGCAGAAAACACACCGGCGTCACTTTCACCGGGGACATTACCGCCCGCCCGATCCATTTCCCGGTCGATGACATCAAGAAACTGGCCGGTTATTTCAGCCGCCTGATCATATGAAACGAACGTATAGTTCGGCAGAAGCTCCGCCGCTGCCGAAATCGCCGTTCGCCGGATCAACGCCCCAAGCGCCGTGCGATTGACCGCCTCGACCTGCCGGGTTGCGGTCGATACTGGAACATCGACACCCGCCGCTTCAAATGCAGACAGGGAAAGAAAACCGTTCACACCTTCCGCGGCGTCAGGAACCGAGGACGAAAGCAACGCAAAGCCAGAAGAAATACCACTCGCAATATCGACACCCCCCCCGGTCAGGGCGGTTAATCCGACCGCTCCGATCCCGTCGATCGCATCCGACATCGAAGCATCAACCCCGATCGCCGTAAAAAGCTGCCCACCGACCTGATCCGTCAGCGTGCCAATGACATCAGCCCCCGCTTCGCGGACAAATCCCGGCATGCCATCCGTGATATAACTGTTGACGAAGGCGGCACTCGCTGCAGATGACAACGCCGAGGATTGCACGCCGAGCTGATAGACATTGGAAACGCGCCCCGGTGTGAACCCACGCTCCGCATTCTCGCCAACTTCCTCAAAGACGATCGAGAAATTGGCAACACCTTCAGCCGCGAAACTGTTGGAAACGTCGTAGTCAGCGACCTTTACCCATCGCTCGGAAGTCAGGCCGCCGAACGGGTCCACAAAGGTTCCTGGCCCCTCTTTTTCAAGCGCGGCAATCAATTGATCGCGCGCGGCAAATCCATCAATGGTCAGAACAAAACAGTCGACATTGAATGTCCGGACCTTACGACCAAGGTCCTGTGTGTCTGCATCATCCCGGTTCGGACGTTCCACTGTGGGGCCACGACGCCCGGACGAACGACGCACCGAGCGGACAATCATGGGCGCACTGCGCCACAGCCCGTCCCGCACTTCATCCTCAAAAGCCATATTGTTAAATCCCCGGCAAACCGCGCGATACCTGGCTTAACTGATCCAGCGTATTTCCCGAAAGCGACCCGGCACCAAGCTGCGACACCGGAAGCAACCTTTCACCGGCCCGCAAATCACGCTGCCCGATAAGATATTCAAGGTATCGGCTTTGCTTTGACCCACTGCGCGATGTCCGCAACGCTTCCTGCATGTCCGCAATGAAATACGCCGCGAGCTTTTTCTCGCTAAGCCCCTCGATCATTTCGCGAAACCGCCAACGCGGTGCGACGCGGAACGATTTAGTTACCGTCCACAACAATGATATCGGCAACCGACTGTTTCGCTTCTGGCGAATAAACACCCCACGCTTGCCACTTTTCATCGTTGCGATGAAAGGCTGCTGTTTTGCGTAGGCTTTCGGATTCTTCTTAGAACGCCGCCCCTTCGGATAGGCCCCGGTAGACGCAATCATTTTGCGCACCTTGGCCTTTTTAAAACGCGATGTAACCTTGCCTTCTTTGGATTTGCGCGTGCGCGCCCCCGACCCCGGCAACCAAGCACCCTGCCCGGATTTACCAGTACGGGTACCGCCCTCTTCCTGATCCTCCATAAACCAGAATGGCGTCCCTATCTCGGCCCGGATGGAAGACTGTTTTTTGTTGCTGGCATTCACGAATAATGCGCGGCGACCACCACCCTTGGCCTTTAAGGAATTCTCGCGGATCGTAAAACGTCGATCCATCTTCGCAAGCACCTCGTCCCGCGCTTCGAATGTCACCCGGTTGATCGCCTTGGATAAGGCAAACGGAACCTGTTCCTTTTCAAGACGGGTCAAATTGGCGATGATCTGATCGACATTGTCGGCATAAGACATGGAAAGCATACATCACCCTTAAAACCCTCCGACATTGTTGACGATGACAAGTGGCACGACCACACCCGGACTTTCTTCATCGGCAAAAGTCAGGGAATGGCGCGTCACATGCGCACCCGGAAGGTCTTTCAATACGCGTTGATAAATCCCCGCCCAATCGGTGGGCGCATAAACCTTGTTCAAAAAAGGATGATCGGACGCCAGTATCACCTTGCCGCGATATCGGCTTGGCGAAACCTTGATCCCCCGTTCTTCCAGCGCGATTTTCACGTCATCGCGGTACTGCGCGAAAACGATCATTTCCGATACCGGCACCCCGCGCCCCATCGAATGACGCAATAGATACCTCAGACAATCCTCGGCCCGCATCCGCGCCAGGTCATCAAGCCGATCCTGTTCACTCATGCACGACATATCCGGCAGCGTCGCCGAATTGGCCCATACATATCGCGCCCCGGCCTCGCCATATGTCGCCCGCGCCTCACGCACGAGCGCAAGATCATAATGCCGTTCCGATCGCGGGATTGCCGATGGCGGCAAATTCTTGCGACTGGAAACCGGAACAATCCCCGGCATTTCATAATGACCATGCTTGCGCAAGGCTGGCAGCACCTCGGCGGTCACCCATTTCTTGAACCGTTTCGCCGCTTCCTTGCGGCTGGTCAGGATCAGGGAATAAAGACCGCTTTCGTTGATGATGGTCAGTTCCTGTTTTCCACCGGGGGTCGGAATAATAGTCCGACCCTTTTCATCATCATCCAATCTTTCAGCAGCTTTATGAGGGGACCTCATTTCCAACACCTGACAAACGTCAGCATGAACAAACCAGATTGCACCTTCAATATCGACAGTGCGAACCGACTGACCTTCAAAATCAAACGATACCGGCAGGGTCATGACTTTGCCCCTTCCAGCATCGCAACCGCGTCTTTGCGGATCGACCGAACCCATGCATAGACCTGCAAGCAATCAGCCTCGGTCAGCCCCTTGTTACCCGGCCCGACCCAATCTTCAAGAATATCGAACTTCTTTTCCAGCTCACCGGACGTAACAGCCGGGATCACCCGCAATTGATGCTCCCGCCAGATCGACAGGACATTATCCTCATCGCGGTCACCGACCGTTTTGAGGACTTCGAAAACTTCATCCAGTTCCGTAATGCCTTTCGGCGGATCGAATTTGACTGCTTTAGACATGATTTGATTGCCCTATGAAGTACCAAGTGGTATTTTTTGTATCACTTGGAACTTTTATGGTCAATTAAAAATCACATGGTACAAAAATGATCACTGGATCACAGATCAGAGCTGCACGGGCGCTCGTTAAATTCACCGCTCAGGACCTAGCCGAAAAGGCAGGTGTAGGCTTAATGACTGTCAGAAGGTCCGAGGCATCAGACAACGACACACCAAACATCAACAAGCCTAACCTGGTGGCAATCAAAAACACCCTCGAAGCCGCAGGCGTAATCTTTATCTCCGAGAACGGCGAAGGCCCCGGCGTCCGCCTCAAGAAGCAGTGAGGCGGTGCCGCGTTAGCGGCACCATATTAACAATCGCATATTTTAATGCCCC